GAACGGTTGATCGTGGCTATTCTACGCGAATACTGAGAGAGTTTGAGCTGATGGAGAAGAAAGAGGCGCAGGACGGAGCACCTAAGCCTGCCTCTGAGGAAAAACTCTCTACGGAATCTAACGATTACGACCCCGATTTTAATTTGATTAATTCTGACGAGGAATCGAGTGTTTCAGAGCCTCTCTTCACCCTTCCGGACTTCTCTACAGGCATGGCACTGCTCTCTGATGTTATCGTAAAAGGTGTGGATGTCGTACAGGAGCATGTGAAGAACTATAATATTGATATGCAGTATCAGGAGGCATTGAAGACTGGACTGCCTGCTCTGACTGAGATGGCACAGGATGGTATTGAATCCTTTATCAATGAGGATATGACACAAGGCGAGCAGATAGAGAAGATGGAGCCGATCATGGATTTGATTGGCACTGGTATGCAGAAGTTGAATAATGATTTAACGAATAATTTTGCGGCTTTTCTACCTGATATCGACTATAATATTGCGCAATTAGAGAGAGCCAAGGAGGTTCCACTCGGTGAGGTGGTGGACTTTACTGACGCCGGAGGTGGCAATTTAAATGCAGTCATGACCGAGGAGTTGTTGGCGGCCTTACTGAAACAATTGGAACAGACCAAAAAGAATCGTGATTGGATTGCGGACTTGGTGAATACTGGACGTGAGAATAATGATGAGTACGAGATCTTACTGAAGGAAGAGAGAGAAGAGAGGCAAGCAATTGTTGATACTGAGGCTGGTCCTTCTGCGATCTCGACGTTCTTTACGAATACGATTGAGCGTGTGACCGAATCTGCCGAAGAGGCTGGTATTACAGAGATGCTTCAGACCATACAGGAAGGAGCATCTACCTTCATTACCAATATCAAAGAGGATGGTGAGGAGTTGATTGCGCGTGCTGTTGAGAGTACATTACCCATGCTAAAGGGTGATGTGAATGAGGAGGCCGTACAGCAGATCATACCCATGGTCGTGCCAGTCAATATGCAACCAACACAGCAGACTCATTCACCCGCTGGTAATACAACGAAAGCGAGTGTTGGTAATCCATTGCCTCAGTTCCGTGCTGCGGATTCATTCTTGGCGAGTCAACCACAGTCATAAAAAAGGGGCCGAAGCCCCTTTCCTCTATTCCGCTGCGAGTTTCTTAAAGAAGTCTAGCGAGTCATCATCATCTTCAAATGTTGGAGCCGGAGCAACAGCCGGAGCATCTGCAACTACGTCGTCAACAGGAGGTTCCCATGCTGGCGCCGATTGTGGCGCGGCTGATGGTACATCCTCGGCCATACCTTGAGGAGCCTGTCCACCAAGTACACGATTCAACTTCTGTTGAAGTTCTTCGTATGACTTGAATTGCTTAGGATCTACCTGTTCGGCAAGACCATACTGACGTTTCCAAATCGCTTCGAGTTCTGAATCATCATTTGACACAGCAGTCGGAGAATCGAATGCTGACTTGTCGTAGTTTCGATAGCCTTCCACCTTGCGAATGCGTAGACGGAAGTTAGCACCTTCCCAGAAGTCGAATGGATTTACAGCATCTTCGTCTTCGAATGCAGGATGCATGAGGTCATTGATCTTATCAAAGATCTTCTTACCATACTCATAGAGGAACACCTTACCTTCATTGTGAGGTGCGGCTGGATCAGAGACGACAAGAATATTGCTGACGTAGTGAAGACGACGCTTCTGCTTACGAGCAATCTCTTTGTCTGATTCAAGACCAGAGTTCCAAAGCTTTGAGTTGAACTCACCAACAGGATCATCGAGACCGATGGATGTTAATGACTTCTCGATGTACCAACCACCGGGCCCTTGAAAGCCGTGATCCCAGTATCGGACGAATGGTACGTCTTCACCGGCTGGTGCAGGTAGGAATCGAATGATAGCAGAACCATTGCCAGCCTTATCGACTGTTGGCTTCCAGAATCGTTCATCTGGTCCATTGTTCTGTTGTTGATTGCCGCTGACTTTCTCGGCTGCTGCTGAGAGCTTATCGAATTGCGACTTACGTGAGGATTTGAGGGATGCAAAATCGTTCATATGTATTTCCTTGTATTGCAGTGTATGAGCAGTTTATTCACAGTATTCATTATGTAACAGTTTATTGTACAGCAAGACGAGCCTGCTGTACAGGTATTTATATCACTTCGTGGATACAAATTCGTAGAGTTCCTTCGCTTTGGCGTTGATCTGTTCAGTCTTTGGCATCGAGGGTGTAGCCTCAACCAAATCATCGATCATATCTCGTATAACGAGAGCTGTGTTCTCACCAATCGGACCATCAAGCTTTTCTTCAAGTCGACTTTGTAGATCATGAAAAGCATGTGACTTCATATTGAATTCATCCATGCATAGATCACGTGCCATTTCGAGAACTTTAAATCTTAATTCGTAAGGTGTTGTTGTGGACATGTGTGTGTTCCTTTTTTGTGTGTCAATAATTACTCCCATGGTTCTACGATCGTCTCCAATATATTTTGAGGTGAGGTCATACCATAGGGATCGCCGACGGCATTATCTTCACGACCCGGTTCTACCCACGTCGTTTCGATATCGCCATTGTCTACGAGCATTGCATAACGCCATGATCGCATACCAAAACCTAGATTGTCTTTCTTGACAAGCATACCCATCATACGAGTGAACTCACCTGAGCCATCAGGTATGACTTGTACGTTTTCTAAGCCTTGATCTCTTGCCCATGCATTCATCACGAATGTGTCGTTGACACTGATACAGTAGATTGCATCGATACCGAGTTCTTGAAATCGTGGAAACATTGCCTCGAAGTCAGGTAACTGGTAGGTTGAACAGGTTGGTGTGAATGCACCGGGTAAACTGAATACGATCACTCGCTTGCCTGCGAAGTAATCGTCTGTGGTCATATCTTGCCATCGATATGGATTGTCGCCTCCAAGTGACTCATCTCTTACACGAGTATTGAAGACAACGAAAGGCACTTGTTTATGTATCATATAAATCCTTTAACAAATCATTGTATTTGTCTACGTCAAAATTCATGAAGCCCGTATATTTTAAGAGTCGTTGTCGAGTCTTCGGCCATATAATTGTGTCAGAGATTGTGGTATCCCAATAATCAAACACACGACATGTAGCATTCAGTATGACCATTGTTTCGGTCATAATCTCCCCGCGATTGTACATGTTGAGTATTTTAGGATAGTCACCATTACTGACGACGAATGCCTCATTGAGTGAATCAAACTGAGACATATCATTCTTAAACATGTACTCGAGTGATTGGAGCTTTTTCTGTGTGTTGACAAAATGTTTGACACATTCATCATCAAACAACTTACCTACCCACATGTCTCCATTCTCTCGTATATTACATGCGAGGAATAATTCTAAATCTTGTTTCTTGCTTAGCTTATGAAAGTGGTACTTGTCATTACGAGTCTCGAACGAATCACGTGTTACTCTTACCTGACCACGGTATTTGAAGTAATCGTATTTCGGATTTGAGAAATGTAATTTGATGGCAAGAAACTTTTTGTAAGCATCGTATGCATCCATATAAATCAAATCGGTAGCCTTGATGTTTTTTGCAAATAATTTAATTCCTCAGCCTCTTCCTGTAGTCGAGCCTTGAGGACCACGTTTTTCTTAATGTATCGAGCAATCGACTCGATTTCAATATCATGCTTCTCACAATAGTGAAGGATGGCATCTAAATAATCAGAGCCATCACGAGTCAGTTTCTCGATTTCTTGCAGGACTTCTTTGATACCCTGCGAATCATCAATAGATTGCATTATCGAGTCAATTCGATATATTGTTCGATCATCCGTGCTTTGGTGCGACGTCGGTCTAGCTTGATGCCTTGACTCAATGCTAGTTCGTCGATCTGAACCTTCGTCATCGAAGCCAAATCAGGAGCAGCTGGTTCTGGTGCTGGCTCTGGTTTCTCGACTGGTGCGTCAGTCTCAGTGAGGTCAGGTAGGTTGGTTCTGCTGCTAAAGGCGTAATATAGAACGCCGACAATAATAAGACCTGCTACGAGGTATTCCATTATAGTCTCCTGTGTGTTAGTGTAACTATATTTATAAGGCTGCTTAAGCAGCCTCTGCGTATTCAACTGCGAGACCGAGAGCCTCGATGTTGGTGTTTTTGTTATGACCGAACCAAGCTGACTGCAATCGTGTATCAGCATTGTTGCCAAGCGTGTGGTTTGTCATGTAGGTGACAGCATTGTATGCAGACCACCATGTACCAGCACCGAGATTTGCACCGGGCTGTGTGTCAATGACCTCAAGAGCAGTCGTTGCATTCCGTGATAGAATGTTCTTACCTGACTTGATGTTAGCCATCAGCTCTTCGAAGTTGATACCCTTGTCCTTGCCAGTCGTCTTCGGGAAGACACGTGAGAAGTACTCAGTCAACTTATCTTGATTGAATCTCTTTGAACCGAGGAACTCAGCAGCTTGAGCATATTGATTCATCTGCTCAGATGCTTGCGCGAGAGCTTCGCGTACTTTCTCGGCATTAAATTCTTGCCGGTGATTCAAAGAGATTCCAAGAGATGCCTTGCCTGACAAGGCCATTGATAGGGTGTTATTGCACACCACACGGGTGGGTGTGAAGCGAACGTCAACACCGCGACCATAGTTATGAGGATTAGAGAGGAGTAGATAAGACTCAACTTGGTCCTTACCGCCAAACAATGTGAAAGTCTCGTTGACCTTCGCCAATGCCCATACGATACGACCATCCTTGAGCGAACCTGCTGTGTGCATTTCCATGCCACCAGTTTTGACATAATCGTCAAAAAAGTTAAACGCGTCGTCGTTCTGTACTGGAATCCACTGATCGCCAACTACATCGAGGACACTGTTGTCTGATGAACGAATCAATGCTTTCTTACCGGGTACCTCGATGAGGTCCTCGCCTTCCATTGCAGCAAAGATAGGTTCTTTTGATACTGACCAGTCGAGACCGGCAGCTTTCTGAATTTCTTGTGGAGTGAGGTCACCTTCGACTCGTACGCCTAGGCCGTGCCATGGTGTTTCGCCTACGAATGCCATTTGTGCTTGACCGTTGATCATTTCTACTTCATGCGACATAATATATCTTCCTGTATGTGATGTGTGTTTTCCAATTTACAAGCTCTATTCTACTAAGAAATGATTTGCTTGTACATGTTAATATTAACATTTTTACGAAAAATATTCGTCACCGACATCTTTAGCCAGTGTAATGAACTTACGGCGCGATCGATCAAAGAATCGAGGCTTTGCAAACCGCATCCAGTCCTTGGTACCTGTCTTACGATAGGCAACCATCTTGCCACCATCATTGATGGCATACGTGTGGTTCGGTACATTGTACTCGCATTTGTCCCACTCTGTAATCTCTTTCAAAATCTTCATAATGTTACTGCCTTTATCAGTTCAATACCACGTTTATAGTTCTTCGCATCGATTTCTGGCTTCAGTGAGCTCCATTCATAGTGCTCTGCTGATGCTGGTGTACCGCATGTACCGCAACGATCATATGCCTCATGTCGGCTAATCGTCTCAGTCAGTGCAGCCTCGTCATGCCATGGTGCAATGTGAATTTGTTCGTTGGAGCATACTCTACATCTGGCTAGGCCATCCATCGTAATCACACGACAGTAGTCTTTCATAAAGCATGCATTCCAATTCTCCTGTGGTGACATTGGTTCACACTCGCCTATACGATGAAACTCACTGCGATGCCATATATTATAGTCGAATGGCATATCGTCGATTGTTTCGAATATCGTATCGCCGTCTGCAGCTCGCATGTAATCTGAGATCTGTACACAATCTACCTTCTTCAGTATCTCAATGATCTCAGGTGTGAAGTTGGTACCATTCGTCACTACATTTATCTTACCTACGAGGCCAGATTCACGCAGTGTGTCGATGATATCCTCGAATCGTGGATGCAATGTCGGTTCACCACCAACAAGAGACAACTCTTCGATCTTCGTAACATGTCTGCCTATCTTTAACAATAACTCTTCCAACATGGCAACGGTCATCGATGAGATCGTTACCTTGCCCGGTCTATCATAACCAAGATAGTCGAGAGAGGTGCAACCTGCGCAGTGCAGATTACACTCCTCGATGATATCAAGGTCATACGACCCGAATAGAATCATTGATTGCGCAACTCTTTGATGAGATTTTGCAGACCTTCGGTGGTTTGCAGTGCATCAGTGAGCTGACGCTTTGCTCGTGTCATCTGAGCATTGACAACAGGATCGATACGATTGTCGACGTACGATGACTTGGCTTCACGTGATGTCAGGCGATCGTAGAGGTCTACAATCTTGACTGCATGCTTGTGAGCTACCCAGATGTTACGACCATTGTCGGTACGAACCCAGTGAAGAGGCTTCGGATTACCGATTGAGTCAACTACCTTGCGTAGCTGCATGATCATAGATTCTTGCTTGAAATCTGGTGCGAAGGAATCTTCCATAGTCTCTAACTTTTCTTTAGTTCTGCGCTTCATAATCTTCCCTCGTTAACCAACTAACTGAATATGTACCATCTACGTCGAGGTACATGTGACAGACTTTGTCAGCAAATCTGAATGCTGACTCTTGTGCATTTGGGTTGTACTGATTATACAACTCAGCCGCAGCAGCACCATCACCAGCAACTCGAGCAATCTCCATTAGATTGTTGATCTCGGCGCTTTGAGTACGACCACGTGTGTATGCACGATGATCGTCAGACATGTGATAGAACCAGTCGTGAGCCTTGAGCTTCGACTCGAGGTTAGGCATATCAACCATTCAACTTCTCCATTACGTAATTAACTGCAAATCGATTAGTGCCACCGATGTGCCACTCATATTTTTGACCACTGCGTGAACGCTCGCCACCATCATACTCTTTCCAATCGTAGATGGTGACAGGCATTGGCTCGCCGAAGAGATCAAAACCAGTGAGTTCCCACTCAGTGTTGACCTTACCATCTTCGCTTGGATCCATGTACGTAGGCTCGCCGAATACTTCGACCAACTGCTCGAACGTTGCTGGGATGTGACCTTGAAGACTAGTGAAATTCATGCTTATACTCCTGTGTAAAGAAGGCCGTAGCCGATAAGTAAACCAAGTACTGCACCCATCATGATGGTAGCGATGCCACCTGCGATGATATCTTTGATGCTGACGATGTCGCGTGTGCGAACTGGCTTTTTTGCATAATCTTTCATTACTGACATGAGCTTTTCTCCATTTGACGTGTCTATTCTACAGCAACTTGAGTACATTGTACAGGTTTTTCTTAGACTTTTTTGTTATAAGCTTATTACCTAGAAGTCTAGGTAACCGCCGGGAACAGACTCGGCCCACTCAGCGACCTCTTTGAGGGTGACCCAGTTCTTGTTAGGTGCCTCATCGGCATCGAATGCCAAGACAAGACATACACGACCAGTCGCACCGCGTGCGAAAGCACCAACAGCCATGCCCATAGGCATGCCAGTGTAATCACAACGCTGACCATCATACTCAGGCAATCTAACTAACATTACGCTACCTCCATTTCTACAGTTGATTCGATAGGGAAAACCCAAAAACGCTTTGGAACTTTCTTAAACTTTACTTCGCCAGTGATCTCGTCTTTGATCTTCTTGGTAACAACACGCATCAACTGGATACCTTCACCCTTGGTGCATGCACGTCCAATTGACTTCGCTTGCATATAAGTCAGGAAACCAGCTGATTCGTACTCAGCCAAGATAGCTGCATTCTTGCCAGAGTAAGCTTTTTTAGTAAGGTAGTTGATCATCTTTTTCTCTCTTTTCCCATTTGACAAGAAGAATTATATCAAGCAGGCACGAGAATGTACAACTCTAAGTCTTTGATTTATAAAGACTTTTTAAAGAGCTGTAACTTATTGATTTTGTTAGACTTTTATTGCGACTTTTTTAAACTTTTTTTAGATTATTTTGTAATATGCTTATAACTTTTTCGTATAACTCACAACTTGACTGCAAGCAGGACAAAAATGCCTATAAGTAGGATGTTAGTGAAGAAGATCTCCACTGCGAGGATAGTGTGATACCAGACCCATCTGGCCTGATACACCTTGTTGACTTCGGGATGATCACCGTTCTCAACGATTGCTTTGTCGAGTGGATTGTCTTCGACAGGACGTTCCAACTCACCAACTACTCTGTTACGTATTTTTTCTAACCAACTCATTTCCACTCCGGACCTAAGAACCAACCGACTAGTGATTTACGTTCACCTGACTTTACAGGTTTGACCTGATGCCAAGCATATGATGGGAATGCAATAATACTGCCTCGAGGCAGCGCATGCAATGCTGTTACATTTTTGATTCGATGCCAATACTCATTCGGACCGCCACGAAAGTGATCCTCGATCATGAACTCACCGCCTGTAAAATCTTCGGGTTCACTTAATGTTAGTGTCATACTCATTTTTCGTATGAGACCTTGATCATCACCATCAGCATAAGGCATCAAGTGTTGATCCGGATGCCAGTCATAGTGTTGACCGGGCCCGTAACGTGTGTACTGAAATGCTTGACTCTTTGTGATATCTACATGCCCCCAACCTGCTTCGTTAGTGACGTCATTGAACTTCTCAAATACATGTGAATAGATCATATCAAATTCGAGATCGAATTTTTCAGCCTGCCACTGTGTAAACCAAGACACAGTAGAATTACGTGCTAACGAAAGCTCTGAATCTATTCCATTCTCTGTCTCGCCTGACATATCATCGAGTTGTTCACCAATACGTACGATCTCATCGCATATATCTGGCTCAATGATACCCATTGCAACTGCATAGGTGCTCGAAAACATTAGAAGTCCTTTAGCTTGCCTTTGTGGAATAGATCGAAGAACTTAGTCGTCATCGCCTGCCAATCAGACACATTCTCGGTGAATACGAGATGACCTTCACCTTGACCTACAGCCATGAGTATGACGATCTGTTCAATATCCATGTCATAATGTTCTTTCACCATCTGTGCATAGGCTGCAGACTGCATAAAGTATGTCGTGATTTCTTCTTTCTTCTTCCATCGCTTGGATGTTTTGAAGTCAAGCACAGTATTCTTGCCATCGTACTGACATATCAGGTCAGCAGTGCCGGCAGTCTTGAGTACATCAGAATACATACGAAGTTCAACACCATACACATCACCGACATTATCATCGAGCAATGGCTTGATCGTATTGAAAGTATTGAGAGCAATAGGATTGTGTGCTTCCAAACTGTTACCGAGGATATAGTCCTCAGCTACATTATGGACAGCAGTACCTGCACGAGATGCTTGAGTGGAGATCTTGTTGGCAGCTTCAGCACCTACACGCTTGCGCCATTCCCAGATCTTCTTACGATTGAGTGCACCGAGGGCTGTAGTAACCGATGGGTATTTCTCACCACTTTCAGTTACGTACAGCCGTCGGCCATCTTCATTTATTTGCTTGAGTTGCTTTGCCTCAAATAGTTTAAGCGCAAAGCCCGAGGTGTTCTCTTGCAATGATATACTCCTTCACTAGTAAGCTACGAACAATGTCGTCGGCTCTGAACTCTACGTGTTCAAAACCAGATAGCTCATCAATAATCTTCATAAAATTAGTTAGGCCGGCCCTTTCCTGTGCCTTCGTTAAATCACTTTGGCGGAAGTCACCGCAAAAGATAACACGACAATTTTCACCGAGTCTAGTAATGAGAGAGTCTAGCTCGTGGAACGTCATATTATTTACTTCATCTATTATAACGATAGAGTCGTTAAATGTACATCCTCGAACGAATGAGGTGCACGTAAAGTTAACAAGATTCTTTTGTTTGAGGATGTCGTATGCATCTCCACGGCCAAATAGTTCATTGCATATCGCCTTATATGGCTCTTCGTACACTGCAATCTTTTCGTCTTCTTTGCCCGGTAGAAATCCTATATCTCGCGTTGGAACCACACTGCGTATGATCGTGACATCGTAGTGTGTATTATTAGGATTCTCGAATATCTCACTGAGTGCCAAATACATCGAGACAAATGTCTTACCCGTACCAGCCATTCCATGTAGTAATAAGTGATCTCCGTTATCGAACGCTTCAAAACATTGTTGTTGTGCAAATGTCTTTGGCTCGATGTTTCGAAGTCTCATGCCCTTCTGTGGAACATGTTCGCGATCATCCAATATACCATGCTTCTTGAGTGTTCGCCGCTGTTTCTTTGAAAGTGCCATAAGTACTGCCCTTCTTCTTGTTATTGTGGAATGTTAGAAAGTCTCTATCGTGCTGCCCCTCCCTGAAGCCTTTTTGATTGATTTGAGAACATCACGAAAACCCTCGTCAGGTTTTGATTTCCCGACGCCGGTTCCGCGTATGAATCCAGATGATTGTATTTTTCTTGTGAGGTGAGGATTTTCTTCCAAGAAGGAATCCATCTCTGAGATACGATGACTGTGCTCTTCAAGCTCGCCAGTTTCATCGTTTTGATATACATATATTGGCATGGTTTTATTTATACAATTCGCTTTCTAAAAACTGCTCTGCATTACCGCTTCTGAACAAGTTTTTTATCTTTTTTTCGATTCTTTCGTTCCCGGTCTTTACCGACTTTTTAGCGCCATCAGTATAGCGAGCTTCCTCTCGCTTATGATTACGGTCACGCGACTTACTCATTTTACAAAGTCCTCCCCATAGGCCTTCAGTACAAGGTTTTTAGTGATAGTCTTATATGGCATCTTCTTATCTTTCATTGCCAACAACAGCTCAGCATCAATAGGATGCACAGACTCGAGCATTTGAATGAATGCATACTCACGCTTATCTTTGCGAATGTTTGCACTACGTTGATTCTTCGTAAAGATATAGAACTTACGAAATTCTTTGTATAAGCCAGCTTTATTGTCAATCATATCGTCAGGTACATTGTAGGGTGGTGTACCTTCAGGTAGTTCAAAGATAATACGGTCATCGAATGTGGCTTGCAAGACTGCAATCAATGCATTGTTGTTCCTCTCGGCTTGCAGCATCTCCACTTTTTTGTTGACACTTTTTTCTTTTGATACTTCTTCGAGTATCTGACTAATGCGTTTCATTTAAAACTCCGTTATGCATTCTGTAAGATTTTTGAGCTTATGTTTGATAAAGTAATTGAACAGCTTGCCTCTACCCTTGTCCTGTTGTGCTTCGAACATCTGCAAGGTTTGTTCAGCGATGTCTTCTGGTACACAGTTGAGGTCGATCAATACACGATTACGTTGGTAATTACGACTGATCTCGTCTGTGAATACGGTAGATGCTTCTGGCTTATTTGCTTCCAAGACAGAATCGATAAACTTCTGTCGCATTGGTTTTTGTCTTGCTCGAGCTACGAATGTATCATCGCTGCTCAATACATTTGGTATGCCATCGGATGCATCGCCTTTGAGAATGTGTTCGATGAGGAATGTTTCCGGATCGCTGCATCGAATCCAACGCTTACGAGTAGGATCGTATTGATTTACGTTGGCATATCGTTGAAGCTGCTGAAAGTCTTTATCACCAGAGAGGATGAGAATAGGTTCGCCACCAAGTTCTCGGCCATGCTCGTGGCATAGAGTTGCAATGACATCGTCAGCTTCGGCTGTCTCAACACGAATGGTTGGATAGGGAAAGTGTTCGCTGAGTTCTTCGCGAATCTTATTGAGGATGCGAAACATTTCTTTCCAATCTATCGAAGACTCATCGCGTGATACCTTACGATTTGCCTTGTAGTATGGAAAATACTTTTTGCGCCAGTTGTCAGTAGCATCACAGGCGATAATCATCTCGCCATATTCGCTAGCAAACTTAACACGATTCATACGAATACTATTCAGAATCATGTGACGCAGTAGATTCTCGTTTATTTCGAGATTACGTGTGCCTTGAACCATGAGATTGGCAATGGCAACTTGATTGAAATCTAATATAATCATAATAAAAGCCTAATTTATTCTATAGAGTCTATTCTACAGCATATTTCTGGCAATGTACATGTTAAAAGTCAAATGATAGTTGATGAGGACCGTCTTTTTCGAGTTCAGCAAAGTAGTTTATATACAACTCGTTCGCAAAATCCTGTATCGGATGATAGTGGCCTTCCATCTTCAATACGAGAGACTTAATAACCTCGTAAAGGAATGATACGTCGTAGATAAACTCTTCGCCATCCACTTTGTACCCTTCAGCAACCATCTCTTCTACGACGACCTGAATCAAATGTTCGATCATCTCTTGTTGATCTTCGGTAAAGACATCGTCGTCCTTGACTGATGTCTTTTTTTCAAGTTCGGCCCATAGTATATCATCCATGCGCCGATCCATTGGAAAGTTGATTATGTTCTTAGTCATCCGGTATTCACTGTAAACATTTCTAATTTTGGTAACGATCTATCATCTATAGTATTTACCAAACTCTTGAGCAAGGCATTCCACTCAATTGCTCGTGTACCCCAGCTGTAGAATGCATCGGCATAACCCTTCACTGTTGGCTGTTGTGCCATGACTGTTTCAAGGTTGTCGATAACACCACACATGACATTAAAGAATACCGATGCATGCTGTGCCGAGTCTTCGGTGTAACCATACATCTGTGTCCAGTTTGCTGCTGTCTCGTAGAGTGCACCAAGATTTGAGTGTACTGATACACAGCCGGCTGACATGGCCTCAATCAAACAGAGGCATGATGTTTCTACGTATGCACATGGATATGCAAAGATGTGTGCATTTGCCAGATGTTCGCGAACAACTTCCTGTGGCTGAAAGCCATGATTGTTTACACCTTCTAACTCATCGAACTTGTCGAGGATGAACTGATAATCTTCGTCGGCTTTATCCCAACCATACAAGGCATGTGATGAGAATAGATCCAGCTCCAATCGACCGGGATATTTCTTCACCAATCGATCATACACTGCCAACAGAATATTGAGTCCACGACGTGGTGTCGGTGTGTAGATCAGCTTGATCTTCTCTTTGAAGTCTGGCTTTTGTTCTACCTGAATCGGTTCGATCGCATTACGTAATACTACACACTTATTCCATGGTAGCTTATACTTGTCAATGTATCTTTGCATCTGCCAATTAGAGACGAATACAAACTTATGAAACTTATCAGCAAAATCCTTTGACTGTAACGCCTGATTTGCTGGATCGTAGGGATGATCGTGTGCCCAGTAGATTCGTACCTTATCATCTGGAAACGTATGAGTCTCTGGAAATCGTGAGCTGATGATCCAACATTCCTTCAATAATTCTGGATCTGCCACTTCAGCCAGTTTCATTGTCATCAACTCGGTACCGCCAAGTGAATCACGCTGTCCTTCTTGTGACCAAAGATATTTGTACTGGCCATCTATAATAGCTGTCACCCTAACTTCTCCCTATCTGTAATCAAATTCTCATTACGCACTGGCTGAATGTGTCCTCGATTACCTGACTTCGATGTATGTCCGAAAGGAAACAAACACCATGTATGATTCGAACCAGCCTTGCCCATATTGTATACAATTTTTCCGGTTTTCTTTACCCGGGTGACGTCTATCATAAACCACTCTCCAAAATTAAAGTTAGATCAAATACCTCATTGCCATCGAGTATGACATGAGGATACCCTTCTGCGTTAGGGTAGATTTTTGCAAATACTTCAGGATCGATATCGTCGATGATTCGAACTTCTCGATACTCGTATTGCTTTGTATTTAAATACGCTTTTAGTTCCTCACATGGCGCGCAGCCTTCTAAGCTGAAGATGAGGATATCAGGAACGTAAGAATTTTCCATTTATCTTTCCACCTATAAAATCATTATAATACATGTCAGTCAAGAGTACACCACGATCTACTTGTTCTTTTAATTCCATATAAGACAGCTCTGTCTTCGAATCACAAAAATGTAGTATTTCGCGTGTGAAATTGTCCTCGCCATACTTCTCAATGTCAGCCTTGAGTTCATTACTCGAGCCCCAATATTTCTTCCAATCGGATTCCTTGGTGACTTTACGTTTACGTTTTTGGCCTTTGAGAGGTGGGAGTTTAAGTGTACGCCAAAAGAATTTCTTACCGACATATTTGCGGCCATTCTTTTTGTTCGTAATAAGATAGACAAAGCCAACCCAATCATCTTTTAGATCTTCAGATTCCAAGATCCAGCTGGCGGTTGCTGTGTGGTGCATCGTCCACGGATGAGGATAACTCGATTGCATTACAAATAATTCCTGCTTCATCAAATAATTTTAGTGTTTTACCAAAACTATTTATCCATCTTGCATCCGTGTATTTTTTATCTTCAATCACAACTCGCTGTACTGCAGTTTGTATGATACCTTTAGCACACTCATGACACACTGGTAGACCATACACATACATCGTAGATCCTGCCAATGACATACCATTCTTACCTGCATTATAGATACAGTTCATCTCAGCATGCACCACGAGTTCATACTTTGTTTCGCGATCGTCATAACGTTCGTACGTATCTTGAATATGAGTAGGAAATCCATTGTATCCTGTTGCAAGGACTTGACGATTGCGTACAGCAACAGCGCCGATCTGCCTCGATGGATCTTTGGACCATGTTGAGATGTGCTTTGCGAGTTCGAGGAATCTTACGTCCCATTTATGATCAAACATAATTAGCTGCTATTGTCATTCTAAAAAAGTCTGCATGATTTGCAATACATGCGCCGGTATGCTCGAGATTACCATCGAACAGAATCATGCGGCCAGGATTATATTCTACCACAGAAATGATCTCACGGGTGAATGGATGGTAATATTTAAATTCACCACCCCATCCATGTTCCCATTTGAGATTGACCATGTATAGAACTGTCAGTGTATGCTTATTCATATCGACGTCGTCAGTATGACTTCGATAGACAGAACCGGGTATGCCTAAGTTGAGCACTGTTCTGACTGGTTCGCGATCTCTGAGATCTGGCCATTGAGCTTTGGCATAGTGATCAATAATCTGACAACTACGTGAACCAGTAATTACCTGATGTAAGAACACCTCATTATCAAACTCATTGTCCTTCCAACCTAGATTAAATTGACCTCGTACGCTATCACTGTGAATTGTCTTCACATCTGTGTAAGCAACAAGGTCATCCTTAACATCTAATCTAAAATCGTTGAACTGCGTTGGATCTGTTTTCCAAGCTGATGGTGTACCATCATTCATCATATTCTTCATAATCATCATCAAAATCTTCCAGACTTGCGCTACAAACTGGACAGTACAATGTTTCTAATTCATAGTCATCGTCATAGTTTGTCTGTCTGACAATGATATCGCATTTTGCCTCACATGACCTACAGTGAATTGACTTTCTAATCATAGATCGAACTCAAATGGTAAATTTTCTTCTGACTTATTGTACATTGTGTAAATATAAGCCGGTTTAGTTTCGTGCCTAATGTTATACTTTGCAACCAATTCATAGTCAGTACCATCGAGCGACGGATGCTCAAGACGACAAAGCTCATTGCCAACCTGTAACAGATGTGCCGATACACCATAACCTAGAACCTGTGCCAGACGAGCCCAAAACAACGGATTATGTGAGAAGAACTTATCATCCTTTGCATTCTGCCATACACCAGAGTGTATAATAGTACCGCCGGGTTTGACGAGATCGTGAAAGTTCTTAAAGAATTGTTCTTGATTACCAACACGACCAGCTAGACCTTGTATCGATACTGCTATATCAAATTGCATTTCAGCCTTGAAAGGTTGACCAAATGCATATTCATCATCTGGTATGACATACACTGTTTCGTAACCTAACATTTTCAACAAGGAAGACACGTCATCAGGACGTTTAGGACCAAGTTGAAACTCATCCATGATATCTTCGACGACACCCCATTCTTCGATCTTGTCAGCAAGACCACCAATGAATATGGATTCGTATTTCATATGCTCATAATACTTGTGGATTTTTCGAATAATCAGAGCAGTATGATCACCTAATCCTTGTGTTATAGCCATGTTGGCTCCTTTTTAGTGTATATAATTATATATCAAAGCTCAAAGTCTTTGAATGTGTCATCGGTAACATCTTTCTTAATACCTCCAATGATGTATGATGTGATTTCAGTTTCCTGTGGTGCAACCTGTACTTCAGCACCTGAGATCCACTTTTGTGTCCATGGTAATGGATCAGAACCACCGCGCTCGTTTGATAGACCGATGGCATACATACGCTTATTGCCTAACCAGTCTACATAATTACATAGTAGCTCATCATTCAAACCAATCATCGATGCATCTTTAAAAAGATATCGTGCCCATGATTTTTCTTGCTCAATAACATCTCTGAAGATTTCACGGACTTCGTCAGCACACTCATCTTTTAGCTTGGCATACTCTTCGTCTTCTTTTGGTAACAGCTTGATGAGCTGCTGTGTTGATGCCATGTGCACATTCTCATCGCGTGCAATAAACTTAATGATCTTGGCGTTGCCTTCCATCTTCTTTAGTTCAGCGAATGCCCATGAACATGCGAATGATACATAGAATCGAATACCTTCCAATGCATTCACTGCATTTAAACACAACCATAGATTTCGCTTAGTAGGATTCTCTGCCAATGCATCATAATACTTCGAGATACTCTTCGCACAGTCTACTATTTCTTCGATGTCCAACATCTCGTCGAATACTTTGCTTGGATCATTGTACACATTGCGAATGATATGTGTGTAAGATCGTGAGTGAATTGTCTCGAAGAATGACCAAGTGATTAGCCAGTTCTCTAACTCAGGCAATGAACATAAGGGTAGAAATACCTCAACTGGACCGCGACCTTGTACTGAATCTAATAGTATCTGCCGCTTTAGGTTGCTCGTAAAGATATGTTGTTCTTGAGTAGACAGAGCCTTGAAGTCTTTGCTATCACGTGAGATATCAACTTCTTCTGGTCTCCAAAAGAAACCGAGTTGCTTATCTGTCATCTTCTCGAATACGCTATAACGTTGCTTGTCGTAACGAGCAATATTAACCGAATCACCGAAGAAAGCCGGTTGTGTTGTAGCATCTATCTTTCTTGTATCGAATACCGACACTTATACCTCCATAGGGAATATGTCCGAAATGACTCTGGCGATCTCTTTCGCCAGATCCATATGTTCTAGTTGTGTGCCATTTTCACAGCGCAGTTGTATATAGTGAATCCACGATCTTAACGTACCATTCACATACAGACGTGACATTGTATTACCTTCGGGCAACACAACTCTTGCCTGTTCTTTTGCGATACCATGATTGATTGCCCAGTTGTAAGCTCTCTTTGCGTGATGAATTACCTTCAGCTGTTCTTCTTCCCAGCGTTGTCGAATGTAATCGTTTTCACATGGTATACTGTTCTGTCGATTCTTCTCGTCCTGCAATCTTGCTTCACGTATTTCGAAGTCAAGATCTTCGACAGGATTTGCATATCGCTGACTAAATTCTTGAAACGAAAACGATCTATGTCTTAACAGTTGTCGAGCAATGTCTCGAGTAGTCTCAACTTCCATACACACTGAAACCATTTCGAGAGGCGACCAATGCTGATGCTTCATGAGATATTTTACTAATTTTTCAGATGTTTCTTTATTCATTTGATTAGATGGATTGCTGACTCTTGCACAGTATGCAACCAAATCTAATGCCGAATTATAATCATCTGGTCCGTCAATATAACCGATCGGTGTTTGACTATGGCTAATCAATTTTACTTTCATTATGTTCCTTAAATTTTACATGCATCACAATCCGGATCTGTAAGATCACACACCGCACCTTCTGCTTCAGGTTGTGGTGCTTCTACAAACTCACCGGCGCCATCATATGTGTTGTTGTAATACAATTGCTTGCCGCCATACTTGTAGAACATCAACATATGTTGCATCATTACTGATAGAGGAATTTTCTCCTCATCAAAATGCAATGGATTGTAGCTTGTATTGACAGAGATACCTTGATCGATAAACTTCTGCAACACAGCCATAATCTTAAGATAACCTTCAGGCGATTTCTGATCCCATAGAAGGTCATACTTATTCTTCAATCGTTGGATACTTGGCACAACTTGCTTGAGTACACCATCCTTCGATTGTTTTACAGAGATCAACGAACGAGGTGGTTCGATACCGTTTGTGCTGTTACTTATCTGTGCAGATGTTTCAGCAGGCATCAAGGCCATGAGTGTCGAGTTACGAATGCCGAAGTTTTCCAACTGTGCACGTAAGCCATCCCAATCCATCTTATATTCAGGCTTGACTAACTCATCGACAGTCGTCTTATATGTGTCAATTGGTAGAACACCTTCATGATATCGTGTCTCATCTGACTTCAGACATGGATGCTTCTCAACTGCAAGATCAGCTGATGCCTGAATGAGATAATAAGACCATGCCTCCGCATACTCGTGAATAAGCTCAAGGTTTGGATCTTGATAGTTCGTATCGTTCTTCGCCAGCCAGTGTGCAAAGTTGATGATACCGACGCCCAAAGGACGACGATTTTCTGTACCCTTTTGAGCAGCCAACACAGGATAGTCCTGATAATCCAGCAATGCATCTAAAGCACGAACAGCAAGTGTGCACGGCTTCTCAAAGTCAGCAGGCTTACGAATGCTACCCCAATTGATAGCCGCTAATGTACACAGTGAGATCTCACCTTCAGCATCGTTGATGTCCTTAAGTGGCTTCGTTGGTAGATTGATTTCGCAACATAGATTTGATTGACGAATAGGTGCTTGCTCTTTAATAAATGCACCATGATCATTAGCGTTATCAACATTCATCAAATAGATACGTCCAGTATCCTTTCGTTCTTGCATAAATGCTGAGAAAAGATCTCGCGCATTGATGACCTTCTTTCGAATAGATGTCTTACGCTCGTACTTTTCATAGAGCTCACGAAATTTATCTACGTCTACAAAGAATGACTCGTATAGGTCAGGACAATCATGAGGAGAGAAGAGTGTGATGTTCTCATTCTTAATCAGGCGTTCGTACATAACTTGATTAAACTGCACACCATAATCCATGTGCCTTACTCGGTTGTCCTCTGTTCCTTTGTTGTTTTTGAGGACGAGCATTTCTTCGATTTCATAATGCCAGATCGGATAGTAGAGTGTCGCCGCTCCGCCTCTGACACCGCCTTGCGAACAAGATTTGACGGCACTTTGAAAATACTTATAAAAAGGGATAACACCAGTATGACTAGTATCGCCGTTGCGAATAGGACTGCCCAAAGCCCGAATACGACCGGCGCCAATACCGATTCCCGCTTTCTGTGAAACATACTTGACGATTGCTGATGATGTTGCATTGATAGAATCCAGTGAGTCATCAGTCTCGATAAGCACGCACGAAGAGAACTGTCGTTGAGGCGTTCGTACACCCGCCATGATTGGTGTAGGCAAGCTAATATCAAAATTACTCAGTGCATCATATAGATCTTTTACCCATTTCAGCCTGTCTGTAGTGTAGTTAGCAAACAATGTCATAGCAATACACATCATCGCCATTTGAGGTGTTTCGTAGATCTGACCAGATACACGATTCTTGACGAGGTATTTGCCACGCATTTGTTCCATGGCGGCATATGTCAGATTAAAGTCACGCTCATGGTTGATATAAGTCTCGAGGATCTCCATATCATGGATGCTATATTTGTCCATGAGGATACCATCGTATATACCATCGGCGATACAGTTGATGATATGATGCGCAAGAGTGATTGGTTCAAATTGACCATAAACCTCTTTGCGTAAGCCATAATTAATAAGTCGACCAGCAACATATTGATAGTTAGGCGCGTCCTCAGTAATAAGATCTGCGGCTGCCTTGATCAATGTTTCTTGTACGTCGAGTGTTTTTATATTATTGTAGAATTGAATGTGCGTCTTAATTTCTAGATCTGAGGCTGACACACCATTGAGTCCTTCACAGGCGAATGATGCAACTTTGTGGAACTTATCTAGGTCAAGTATTTCGCGACTTCCATCCCTCTTAATTACGTTAATTTCCATTTATATGATTCCAGAATCCTGTAGTTTTTTTCGATTGGCCAGATGAGCTTCTTGTATGTCTTCTTTACTCTGACCTTGATACTCAACAGCATGTCCTTCACGTATCATAATTTGCCCCAAGAACATATAGCTGTCTGTTACATCATCATATACTTCGAATTTGCCGAGTATACGACCGAACTTACCTTTGGCATCATCACCCGGTTTTTCTGTGACGAGAACTTGCTTGCTACCTTTGGGCAGCTTACTCTTAACAAATTTCTTTGCGAGTAATCCGTATTTCTTCTCGACTTTATCGCGCGTACGAGATTCTGGCGTGTCAATACCATGAATACGTACACGTTCTTTGTGTTGCCAGATACCGAAGCCTAGATCAATGTCAACATCTACTGTGTCGCCATCGATCACGCGTTGAATAACGCAATTATACCTATACATCCGAAGGTGCGCCGGGCTCTTCAGTTGGAACCAAAGCAGCTCGTACACCACGTGCACATGTCAATAGCTCATGTGCTTCGGCAACTTTTTGCATTTGTTCGTGAACAGCATCAACAAGATCTGGATGCTCACCGATACCGGTAGGGTTTTCGACATAGGTCCGAATGTTGGCTTGCGCCGACATAACATCACTTTCATAACGCCGGATGAGGGCGTCCAATAAATCAACTCGCATGATTAAGTTTCCTCTAATTCGTCATCAAATTTTATAGATACGCCGTACTCGCGATTAAGTACAGATACTAGTTTATCTATGGCACCTTCAGCACCAACTTGTAGACCAACCGCGAAAGCGTCTGCTGCGCCTTGACGTCGACCGATCCAGTATGAGATTGCAATGCAGGTAATAGCAAGAATCGTATGAGTCATACTATCCATTCAACACGACCTGCCCGAGAGCGCGCTTTACAGTTTCAAGATCACAACCTAATAGTCGTAATTCTCGCTTAGCTACATCTTCGCTGAATTGTCCTTTGCGATACTGCTCGACAATCATGCTTATCTCGATATCCTTTTGCAACGTGTTTGTCATACCCGTCTCCATGCAGTTAAAATTACTTTTGCTTCAAGTCCAGAAGATATATTATACAACAGAATGTCATCAACGGACATGCCTTTCATCACCATATCATTAATATCTTTTTCGCCCACATGTTCAGGAAATATTACCACTTTATATCCTTTATCTATAATTTTTTCTATCTTCTTGACTGTCTCCACATTGCGCGGCTCGTTGTCATAAACGAAGATAGAGTTACTATTTACTATTTCCAGATTTAGACTTCCACCTGCCATCGCGATAGAATTATCGACAAACATTGAATCGATAGGACCTTCGAAGATGTAGTGTGGCTTAGATTGATCACATGTATCTAGACCATATACTTTTGGCATATCATCGTTCAGCATGATAGTGATGTACCTGATGCCAGCTGGGCTGAACGAGCGACCTTGATAACCGAACAGATTGCCTTCCTTATCGATAAAAGGTATGATCAGCCTCGGTTCATCATTCTCAATCGATCTAAATTTACCGGGCAACATCGTGTTTGTCCACTCTTTGAAGCGAGGACAATAAAATAATTTATGATGATATTTTGACGGTATTTTTCGTCCATCGATATATTTTTTAGCTGGATGATTCCACGCAAGCGAAGATATTTTTTTCAATGACTTCAATGGTGTTGACTTGACGAAGGTTGGTGGCTTCATCTTATCTGCAAACAACTCTACATCTGTCTTTTGTCGAGGCTTATCGCTGAGTTTTTCAGCGATCTTCTCACGCACAAATTCTTGATGAATGAGCGGATCGACATGTGATAAGAATTTTTCGAGACCAAGAGTGATATTGCAGTTGAAGCAATGATAAAGATAACCACCCTTATCTTTCTGAAAGAGATGACCTCGAGCTTTCCATTTGGATTTAGCTGAGTCGCCGCAAACTGGGCAACGAAAGTTGTATTCGTTCTGTTTTGTACGCTTGAAGCGGTCGAGACGATTGGATATCATCCCGATGTATTTCTGTTCTAACCACATAATTTAATCTCAAAGAGGTTTGTTGCATTCAATAATCGTTGTATCGAGTCGACGTAATATGTGTCTCATATCTTCGACTGACTCAAACTCTGGCAGTCTACTTTCTTCAGTTTTTACGACTCTTACATCCTCGAACCCTAGAAATTGTAACATATCTTTGAGTTCATTGGTATACCATAAGTATCTGTGCTCGCCATTTTGATGCAGTACGCCACGAATGGTGTTCTCTTTCCATGTTCTGAGAGGATCTGGTGGTGGATAATAGAAATGTGCATAAGGACCGCTATCGTGCTGTTCTTTCAGTGCTAGCCAGTATCTGATATATTCTTCGATATATTCATCATCTTCTGCGGCTTCATAAATAAGCCAGTCGACGAAATCCATACTTGGCCAAGCAATACGCAGCACACCGCCGGGCTTTAAGACTCTCTTCATTTCCTCGAGGAATCTTATACCTTCGAAACGATGTATGTGTTCGATGAAGTGTTCTGAATAGGCAGCATCGAATTGCTCGTCGTTCCATATCTTATAAGGAACAAATGTAGCATCGAAGTCGGGAAGATTGGCCACCGTCCAGTTTAGTGGCCTTCTCCTATCACTGCCAATTTCTAATATTTGAATCATAATAAACCTTTGTTAACCACAATAGTATTATACTACCAAAGTGGCGGCAAAGTAAATGATTAAAATATGAAGTGTGTGCCAAGAGTACCGGCAATGCCAGTGACACAGACCCACATAAAGCGGATCAGAAACTCTTGTCTAGTTTTGGTTTGCTTGACTTCGTCATCCAGTTGATCGATCTTTTCTGAATGGCGATTAAGGCGCTCGTATTGATTTTGTGTATTACTTTCAATATTTGAAAGTTTTTCTTCAGCCCGAGCTAGCTGAATCATTGCTTCGCTTAACGTATCAATTTTTTGTTCGATTCGATCTAATCGTTGATTTTGCGCGTCGTGTTCTGGCGAGGCCATTACTTAAACTCCTTTGCAAATAGTTTACGCTTCCCATTCACTTCAATATAGTTCCTAGTAAGCATATGTGTTTTTCTTTTTCTTCTTTTTATTCCCGGTTCACCATCCGGACCAATACCGATACCAGCTATCTGTCCTCCACCGGCACTATTTGTCGGAGCCTCTTCCATGAGAACATCGACCTCTTGCATATACTGTTGTAATTTTTCTTCAAGCAATTCTAGATCGTCTGGATCTAAATCTGATTCTCTTAACAACAATAGTGCAGCTGCAAAAGAAGCGATACGAGATTTGCCAAACGGCACTTTCGCTAATAGCTTCTTGAGGTTTGCAACAAGTCTATCGAAGTATCCCCATGATTTTTCTTGCTCTTGTGTGCGATCGGATTTTTGAACAATGACTTTCCCGTCTTTGTCAATCATTCCGACTTTATATGCATCCCACTTCTCGAAAGGAGTCACAAGTCTCTTTAAGAAACTGTAAATGAGCGCAATGTCAATGACGCCTTTGGCCATTATATTTTCCTTAAAACAAGAGCTAGGTGTTGATCTATCGCAATCATATCATTTCTAATGTGATTGCCCTCGTACTCTAAACTCATCACTCGTTCTGGCATATATTGCAAAAACAAGAGCAAAGTCTTGAGTATTCCATAATGTCTCTCTTCAGTCTTGTAAAACAGCATTCTTGTTGCTGCCTCATGATTAAAAACATTATAGAGTGTTATAATATGATTTAAAATCAATCTTTCTTTTAGTTCACCTTTTTCCTGATATCTCGAAAAAAGACGCTTTAGATATTTAAAGCGGTTTAAGTCATCATAAAATTCTTCGGTGTCATATACTGTATTTGTATAATTTGCCGCAGCATATAACAAAAAGTTTGACTCATTCAATGGTGTCATTATAATTTTATACCTAGAAGGGGGCCGAAGCCCCCGTATTCATTAAACTACAGTCAGTGTAGCAGCGTCAGTTGTTACATCAGCAGCACCAACCGTGCTGATAACACAGCGGAATTGGTTAGCATCTACGTAATCAGCATCAGAGCTTACAACGTCAAGCGTAATATCGGTTGTACCACCAGCAGCGGTTGAGTTAACAAAGTTAGCTCCGCCGTCAGTTGATACTTGCCATTGATAAGTAACAGTTCCGCCAGACGGTGTTGTAGCACCAGTAAATGTAAACGCAGCAGCCGCCGGCGATGTGACACTTTGATCAGCAGGTTGAGTACCGATGATGTATACGTAATCAGGGATTTCAGTATCATCAGCAGCATCACCTGAAATTGAGCTCATAGCAACCAAAGTTTCTACATGAACACGACCTGCACGTCCACCAGTTCCTTCGGTACGGCGTACCCAACCAGCGTGAGCACCACGAGTACCGTTAGCACGTGCAGCAGCTTGCTCACCGGTATCTACACCGAATACTAACTCGGGATCACCATGATCGGCTGTTGGAACCTCAGCAGTTGTCACTGACTTAGGCTTTTCGTTAAGTGAATATTGAGCACCTGCAGTTACAGCAGTAAGAGTGGCACCAGCTACACCAGCAACAACAGTGGCAGTTGTATTATCTGTAATAGAAGTAATAAGATAATGTTCGCCAGTAGCATCAGCTACAATGTAATCGCCGACACGGGCCTCAGTTGTGAAGGCCGTGGTAGTTCCGGTGACAGCTCCAGCCGCATCGATTGCAATCGTGCCAGTTGAAGTTTTATCGTCTTTGTTTCCCCACAACATGTGTTTTTCCTCTTAATAAGTGGTTGTTAATCTATTTATGATTTCTTTTTGTTACGCAAATTGGCCAGATCTTTAGCATCGATGTCTCCATCTTTGTCATGATCCATGTGCTTCTTTTGCGCAGCTGATAGTTCGCCTTCTTTCATCTTCTTCTTGCCGCCATAGCTAGCTGATAAGCAGTTGCTCTCAACAAACTTTGACCAAGATTGAACATCTTCGTTATACTTCTGAAGCTTCTTAGCAATACGTGGATTATCAGAGAATCGACCAGTCTTGCCACTCTTAGCAGCCGGCTTCATCTTGTCGATCTTCTTAGATGCACCAGTCATGTTACCAGCCATACGCTTTGCAGCTGCAACTGCATTCACCATGCCTTCGTTTTGTACACTCTCATGATGGAAGTCATCATGGTTAGTGCCTGAGTAGCGTGATGCAGTTGAACCACCGTGCATTGCAGCAGCTTTTTTCTTCGCATCATTTGAGTGAATAGCATTTACTTTATACTTTTTGCCTGTTGGCTTGTGCGTAATTGTATACGACTTAAATGACTCTGTTTCCATCTCTTCACGTGCATAAGAGTGACGGCCAGGAGCTGCATTGGTTTTCTTCATTCGCGCCTGAGCAGGTGATACCTTACGGCCCGGTGCTGGCGCAGTTGACATGCGATCAGAGAATCGAGGCTTAGGCTTATTATCTGCAAAACCTTCACTCTGTGGCTTCCTATCTTTTGGCAACTTAGGATCTGCACTAAAACCAGTAGGACGCTTTGGGAACATCTTATTTGATTTGTAATTCAGAGAATCTTGTGGCTTTGATCGCGCAGCACCAGTTTTATTGGTTGAATATCCAGCCTGACGACCTGCTTTATAAGCCTTTTGCTCTCCAGTCTTTGGATTCTTTGGCTCTTTACGTCTTGGCATACCGCCCGCCGTGTTAAATGTTTTCTGATCAGCTTCGCCTTTACGGAAAGCTTTCTTGAGCTTACCCTTTACGCTAGATGTATCAGAACCTTTTATTGAACCTTCGTTCATATCTAGTTCCTCTTTATGGTAAGTGACTTTATTGTTTGGATATTCTTTTTTAATTTTAGCAACGGCGTCACGCTTGCTGGCTGCTTTGGTTTTTACATAGAGATGATCGCGGTATGATTTGCCATGTACCTTTACGTAATGATGTTCATCTTCTTCTCTAACGGGCGGCTTGCCACGAAGACGATCAAGGAATGCCTGACGCTTCTTAGCCTTCTCTTCTGGTGTCGTATCTTTTTCCTCTTTTATACCATGCTTGCGTAGGATGCCGGCAACAGTTGATGAAATCTTTTTATCCATTCCTCGAACAAACTTGTGTGCATCCTTATGCTTGCCATCCATGACAATTCTATTCAACATGGCGATTTGATCCGGAATAACTCGGCTATCTTTCTTCGCCAACATATTCAATGCAGCTACTGCTTTCTTTGATTCTTCAAGCTGTGTATCTTCCATCTTGTAGTTACCTGTCTTTCTTTGCTTCTTCATAAGAGCATGCAATGCAGATAGCTTTTTCTTATGTTCCGGTGATAATTGATCAGAAGTTTTCTTGGCCTGAATACGATCCATAGACTTACCATATTCTGCTGTTGATTCTTTCTTCAAACCGCCCATCGCATTACCATACACTTTTTTCTTTATTCGGCTAGCGCGATCACCTTCTGGTGCCTTCTTATCTTTTTTACGATCAGCCGCAATCTCAGCGGCAGTTGGTTTACGATAGGCCATCTCTTCTAGTCCCTTTTGTCTGCGATGATTAAGATAGGCAGCAATGGCCATCTTAGTCTTTTTCTCTTTTGATTTACCTTTAAACTGAGGAGCATCTGATTTTCTAAAATCTTTTATCCAGTCACCAGCGGTGGAACTGTTACCTAGCTTCTCATCTAAATTTTTATTGTGTACGACTATACTATTTACTATATACGTATGGTCACCTGACACAGTCAGGTTGTATACAGGTATGTTTTCGGTTGTTGTAGTCATACCAGTCAACGATGTGTAATTCCATGGAGCATCAATATCAGGTGGATATGCAGTATATGTAACAGCATAATCACCAATCAATGGCTCTGTCACATCGAGACCGGGATGCTTAGTGTTACTTAAGGCTGGATTTGCTGAACACCATGCATACGTATGATCACCATGATTAAAATCTTTTCTTGTTTCCCATATACGTTGTCGATTGAACATAATCGGATGATAATCTGTACACTTCAACGATCCAGTCCAGTCAACGAGGTTACCTGCAAACTGATATGTAACCATGTTACGAGATTCTTGTGGATAGTGATGAACTTCTTCAACTGTGTTCCAGCCACCGTATCCTAGAATCACATCACCAACTACAACTTCTTCGATTGCTTTGAATTCAACATAGGTATCTTCGCCGTAATCAAATTCAGGCTCTTCTTCTGGAATATTTGTCCATGCTGCTTCAGAATTGATGTCGCTCTGTACAAATACTAAGCTACCTGCTGGAAAGCAACCGAGTTCTTCGTCAACCAATCTCTTATTGGTATCAGCACCTTTAATTCTTTGACGTAGATCTGCTTTAATCTTAGCGTCGTTTACACGATCTACACTGTCGATGTCTGAAACTTTACGAAGCAATACTCGCAGCTTCTTCTTGATCTCAGCTGGTGAGTCTGCATCCATGTAAAAACGAGGTAAACCGCTTACATCTACACTATACTTGGCTTCGACAATATCGCCAACTGCTTTTGTAGATACCCAAACACGACCACCTTTTTCTTGGCATTGTGACATCATCTCTTCTTTGGTACCGGTAGCGATTACCTTTCTCGACTGAACAAGAGCATAATGACAATTGTTGGAGCCGATAGCATCTTCTCCAACTTTAATCGTCTTCATTTCTGGTACACAATCCGGTACCATTTTCTTGCCTTTCTTTTTCATACCTACCTTTTTATAGCCATCCCAGCAAGCTTCTTTTACTTTTTTCTGACCGGGAGTAAACGCCATATACTTAGCGACACCTTTCGGCTCACCCCATTTTGGCAAAGGTCCATCTGGATCTTTAGACTTGTTCTGTTTGTCTTTCATAGAAAGTCTGTTCCTGTTCAGTCAAGTCATCCATTCTTTGGAAATAATCGAGTATGCTATGCATACCAACTTCCTTACAACGATGACCGTTAATACTCATCAGCTTTGGCGGTTCAGGTTGGTCTAATTTAAATGCTTGATTCCAACCACTCTCTGCACCTAATAACCTTTTGTTCTTATGCTCATTCCAAATAAAATCTGTATCGTATGCTTCTTTTCGATGTATGATCGTAAAATCCCATGATAACCAATTTAGCTCTGGTTCAATAAATTCATGACCTTCAACATCGACCGAGTTTCTCACCTCTACAATATCAGTCTTACTCATACTTAAATATTCGATAGCCAGTTTGATATGATCATAGTTTCTATAAGGATAATCGAATCGTCCTCTTACTATGATATCATATCCATCACCAAAATCATCGACACCTAATGCATGCTGCAACAATTGATAATGCCGTTTTTTCCATCGATTTCTATTATTGGCGTTTTGACTAAATCTCTGTGTCACCAATTCAAAATCATGGTTGTTTAACGGCGGCCAATCTGCACCCGATTTCTTCAACTGCCTCAGTCCTTCAATTCTATGTAGGACGTGCTGCTTTGAATTTTCAGGCCAATAAGTTGCAACTGGCTCATCATAATACTTATCAACGAATGAATACTCGATACCTCTGTTCCATGTAATGCACTTTACATCAATATCTGGTAAACACTCTTTAATCCATTCTATATTAGCTTTCGTGCGAGAACCTCTAATCTCGCCAGATAACAAAAATAAAACTCGCATTGTTTACTCTTCAGACATACCACTTGCGCCATCGATGACGTCGTCTGGATTTACAGCTTCAGGCTCTGCAATAGGATCAGGAGTGTCTACTACATTTTGTTGTGTAGCTGCATCCATTTCTGCTTCAGTAGGATTAGGCGCTTCTTCTTCTGGCGCAATCATATACTTAGCAAATTGATTCTCAAGATCCTGTCGATATAGATCTTGATTCTTCTGCAGTACATCCATCACTGCACTATTTAAGCCTTGGTAATTCTGTTGTGTATCTTTTATATCAGTCATAATATCCTCATGCTAAATCTTTATCGTGGTTCAATCCACCTTTCTTCTTCTTTGCAATAAATGCATTGACTCGTGCATGGCCCCACTGTTGTGGTGTCGTTCCCGGCCGATGACCGGTTTTCCATGCTGCAACGCCTCTATTGTAAACTTTGCGAAGAGTCGATACCGAAATACCTGACTTCTTCGACTTTGCTGCGAATCCAGAATCTTCTTCTTTCATCATATTGTCAACGAATTTTGTGTGCTTAGACTTTGGCATACCCTTTTTGCGAGCTGCCTTATCGCCCGGTGCATCACCGTATGCTGATTGATCGTTGTCCGCTTTTGGTCCGTGTTTCTTAAAATGAGCATCACGCTTGGCTTTGGTCGACTTCTTTAGACCTTTGTAATATGCTGCTGGTTGTGTACCTTCACGATCCTTAATATCTGGATCTTGTGCTGATTTAGCTTCTGGCAGTTCTTCTTTATAGCCAAATCGCTCTTTGTTCTTTCGCGCCTTCGCAGCAAGAATGTCATGATTGTGGCCACTTACCTTTGCAGCCTGTGCCTTACGCTTCAACCATGCAGATTTTGCAGTCTTTGCTGATATCTCATCAACCTGCTCGATATCTTCTCGTGTCAACCGATCGGTAGCTCTTTCGATACCTTTTTGACGTCGCTGCGACTTTTGAAATGTGCTTAGTTCATGTTTTCTCATGCTTCTTTCACCAGAACTTCGCGGAGCTTCTTTATTTGCCGCCATGCTGTATGTAGCCGACGCAGCTTTGTTATCTGCAGCGCTCTTAGAAGCCTTTTTGATATAAGAGCCGAGTGTCTTCTTACCTAACTCGTCAAGTCGCTCAACTGCTTCAGCTTTTGTTGCTTGATTCTTAGCGCGCGCATCTCGAATTCTGGCTCTATCCATCATGGTGTCATGCTTTCTTTTATCAGCTTTCTTTTCTCGATCAATACGAGCTTTTGCATTTGTTTTGTATTCCATGTTAGCAATTCCACCTTCTTAATGACATGGCCTTTCGTGTTGGCCGTCCTTTTTCGTCCTTCATTGGTCCTTTCATACCACCCATACGAGCACAGAATGACTTACGTCGCTTAGCAGCTTTTCCCTTTGGATCTAACTTGCTAGGTGGTGTAGTCACAGCGGTTTTGACACCGGCTGCCTTTGCACCTTTACGTGTCAAACCAGCACCATCTTCAGTCGGCCGCTTATGACCTTTACTATCATCGCCTCGCTTATTAGGCTTATCGTCTTCGGTGATCTTAGAGAAACCGCCGCGATCGTTTCTAACCCAACCTTTTTTCTTTAATCTTGTTTCTCTTTCACGCTGTGCGGCCGCATCGTCTTTCTTCTTTTGTGCTGCTTTAAACATACCACGATGAGCTTTTTGTGATTCAGGTGATATTGCTTCGTTCGCAAGCTCAGAGTTGATCGCTTGGAATGTATCTGCCTCGCTTGCAAACTGACGATATGACAAATACTTTTCTTTCAGCTCTTCGAACTGTACACCATATTTCTCACTCTTACGAGCAAGATTGCGTTCTACTTTTTGCGTGATTTCTTCGTTCTTTACAACTTCGTAAACCGACTCGATCATTGACAACATTTCGTAATTTTCATTGCGAGACTTTCGAGCTTTGCTAACTCGCTCCATCTCTGCCTTACGAACTTTTGGAAGCATACGCTTTGCTATCTGCTTGATCAATGCTGCTTTCTTTTCTACTTTCTTATCTACTTGCATACGACCAGCGAGTGGTAGTGACTTATAATTTTTACCAAGTGCGCCAGCAACACGTTGACGAATAAGCTCGCGAGCTTTCTTCTGTGATCTTACTGTCAGCTTCTGCTTATTTGCTACCTTATACTTAGCACGTCGGCGACCAAGCTTGATCTTAGACTTGATACGCTTCATCATAGCTTTCTTTTTGAGACGCTGTTGAACAGTCAGGACTTCTTGTATGTTCTCTTCTTTGATACCGGCGGCATCTCTTATTTTATCATACATTTGTTTGGCCTCTTTACCCTGCAATCCACGAGGTAAACCTTTTTTAAATTGTGCAAAATCGCCGGATCCTGCAAGAGCTCTCATCTTCGAAGCAGACATTCCTGAAACATCATCTGCATCCGGATCTCTTTCACCGGCTGAAACAACCTTAATACTTTTGAACGTATAGTCTTTGCCATTATATTTATTAAGCAATGAATCAAAGTCCTTCACACGATCAGAACCAGCCACGAGTGTTACCTCGTCATACTTACTATCGAGTTCCTGTAATACTTTGATGATTGTATTGGCGTTAGACTTTTTTACGACAGAACCAAATGCCTTGGTTGCAAATCGTATTTTGTCTTGATATGAGAGTGGATTCTTTTTCTTGTCTTGCGAATGCGACAAGTAGACGGCGGCATCAGCGCGCTGAGAACGAGCAACAGACTGGATCTTTTTGACCAGTTTCTCGTGTCCCACAGTAACAGGATTCATTCTGCCGAAGCAGATTACAATTTTCTTCATGAAGGATTGCCTTAGCCTAACTTCGTCTATTTTGATTTATTTATACACTTCTCATTTTTAAGCTTGCGAAGTGATGTCGAGATATTTCGTTGCGTTTCTTGTTTGTATATTCTGGTTTACATCGTTTAATAAATGAATCACAACACTTATAATTTAACGTTGCAACAACAGGCCAGATAGTAGAATCACGTAACAATGCAGCACCGGGTGGTGGACTCATCATCGATGTTCGTGTATCAGTCAGTCTCAATGAGTTACCTTGAAAGTAAACGCAATCAATCCAGCCTTGTGTACCTTTATTTATCGCCTCGTCTACAAGATTTTGAGCAGTCTTTGCTGTGATAGCATAGCCATGTGCACCAAGTATCTTATCAGCCAATACGATTTCTTTTGGTTTGTCATCTAAGTTATGAAAATCATTCCTATATGCATTGGCTTCGGCTAACTTATATCCTAGGCCGACAATAAAACCATCAGGTATGATCATATCGATGTTATTATAGAATATAAAGTCATGCTCAACAATGCATGCCGCTTCACCACTTTTTGCTATTTTATCCCATAAATATAGATGAGCTAAAGTGACTGACTCTGCTGCATTCTTTTGTTCGATAGGTGTACGATCAGCATGATAGTCAGGATACAACGGTTGCGAATAGTTAAAATGACCATGATCTTTGATGTTGAGATGCTCGACTTTCTTCCAACATTCATCTATATCAGTAGGCCAATCTACCTCTTCGAAGTCCATCTCAACACGCTTGATAGATCTACGAGCAACGCCCATATATTCTTCAGACTTATCGTTGCCAGAATTGTAGATTATATAGACTTTATCTGGGACTTGTTTACTCATATCTAAATACCGTATCCATTCTGCCTTTGAACACTTGACGATATCCTAGTTGTTCAAGTGTCGCTTTGCCGCCAGATCGTTCTGTTATAATAAGAGGCTTACATCTTTTGATTGTTTGTATTGCACCGTCGATGATAGATTGTTCGGATCCTTCTACGTCGAGATGTAGAAGGTCGCAGACTTCAAGATCTAACGAGTCGATAGATATAACTTCAATGTCTGTATAATCTGCATTCGTATGTTTGACAGGTCCTATAACTTTATGAGTACCTAGATTCGACTTGTTCTTGTTGTTGATCTGATATTTTTCGTCTGGCTTTGGATTACCTAAACCTAGATTGTGTGTTTCAAACTTATCGCCAACACAATTCTGTATAAGACATGAATAACTTCGAGGGCATGGTTCGAAAGTGATTACTTTCGAGAAATGTTCTGACCAGAATCTTGGATACATGCCAGCTGCACCACCAGCCTGTACACATACATCAAAATTTTTAAGAAATGATAACCACACATCAACTTCTTCATTCCAGTTTTTAAGAGGACCAGTCCATAAACCATCACCTCTCTTAATATCTGGCCACCATAATCCATCTAAGTCATATCGTTCAAATATAACTTTTACTTCGTCTGGATGATCTACAAATTTTCTATATATCGTATCCATAATATTTCAAACAGTCCTTACCTACATGCTTTAATATGAACGCTTGATCTTCTTCATTCAAGTTAGTCTCATACTTTAGATATTTATTACGATCATCCTCAGTAAATTTGGCAGACATAGGTACTTTATCGAACGCTCTGTCGTATGGTGTAAAGTCATCATCATTGAAAAACTCTGCGATCATCTTCGTATGCATCTTTGCATTTGCACCGGGCAATAGATGCTCGTATGGTACACGATATATTTTTTGATGTCGGCTTTGTTCTTTCCAAAACAACCAATGATTTCTGTACATGTTGCATAGACTTAATTTGGTACCTGTGTAGTATTTTACTCTTGCTTCAGGTTTGCCATCAAAATCAGGATGACGACGACAGTCTACGTTTTTCTTCAGCACACTTTGTACCCACATCACTGGATGTTTGTGTATCCATATAGCATTGGTCTCTCTCAGTCGAGCTATCCAATAATCGTATGTTTCTAATCCGTTTGTGGTTTTGGCATACATGGTTTTGATATCATGGTGGATATCGTATGTGTGTTTCCATGGGCCATCGTGAGCATACGCATTAATGATACGACAGTTCGGTAAACCTGTCATCAATTGCTGCTCTAGGAAATTGGTACCGCTACGTTGTAATCCGAATACCGTATATTTTTTTCTTCTCAATTATTTCTGCCATCCTTTTATGATGTCAGGTGAGAAGTTTGCTTGAGAGAATTCGAGGCGATCAATGATTTTGACAGCGTCATTGCTAAGATGATCGATTGCAACAAAGCCTTCTGGATTCGTGACTTTAAAACCATTACGTGTACGGAGGAATGTACTCAGCTTTCCGGCTTGATTCATCTTATCGACAATCATGTTCTTTGCATCAGTCATAACTAACATCAACTTAAACATGTTTTCAAAGTCATTAGCTTTGTATTGTGAGAAGATCTTAACAGCCGCAGCTTGTCTTGATTTAACTGCAGCCTTGCCTCTCTCTGAAGATCGACTATCTGATTGCTTCTTATAATAGTCAGTCATAAATGAGATGAGCTTACGAGTATGTGTTTTAGGATTAGCTCGTTGACCAGCTCTAATAAATGTATTATTGAATACCTTCAATCGCTCTCGTAACTCGTCATTGGTTGCGATACCATTTAAGAGACCAGCTGGCACAGCATTGAATAATTTACCTGCTTCGGATAATTTTGCAGTCACAGCTGCAGTCTCAGCGGCACTAAACAAAGCTTTACCAGTTTCGTCTTCGTAGTTAGCGTCTACTTGCCAGATGCTTTTTGATTGGTTGAACTTGTTGACGATTGGCTTACCAAATGAGGCTCGCATTGTTTCAAATGACTCCCCACTGTATGCTGTATGCCACACAACTCCGATGTTTGCTCGGGTAATTTCCCTACCGATGGCAGAACCGACAGGTATAGCATATACAATAGTATTGGGCTGAAAAGTAAAATACGATTGATCATCTATTTTTTCCTTCTGAACGTCGCCTTTCGTAAACATCAGATCGCCTTGATATACACCAGATTTGATACCTAGCTTTGAAAATTCTTGTAGTGCTAAAAGTAGTTTAGCTTGTAGATCACCGCTCGTATCAGCCTTTACATCTGCTGGTGTCTTGTAGACTTTCGGATCTTTATTGAATACACCTTTCTTTGCGACAAAGAACTTACCATCTGATGGATCGATGCCAACAAACACGGCTGGTGCTCCATCCCATTTGACAGTACGTGAGATATTTTTGTTCGATGAACCTGCTAACATGTCTCGCAAATTACGTAAGAAGTTAATTGCTTTCCTTGTACCAGCTACACCTTCATTGAACATCAAATCCTCAACGTGTTCCATGTGAGTATTCTTTGCTTCAATGATGTATTGGTTAAACTTCTTCATGTTGTTTCCACCGTTGTAGAGTTGCTTTATGTATTGCTTCGTGCGAGTAGTACATGGTGATACCACCGAATACCATCGGACATAGGAACACTGCTAATAGACCGAGCAGTCCGATATCATCCATTAATTATCTCACTCGCTTTGTGTTTCCATACATTCGGAAACAATCCATGTACAAAACAAACGAAGGCAATTGACCATGCTCTTCGCATATGTTGAAAATATGTCATGCCTTCTTCTTCAAGATGACTCATCTGCGTACCTAAAATTAGCCACACTGTGGCCCCTTTCGTCTTCTCGTATGTATTTAATCATATCAATCAACTTAGCATCAGGTAACATATTGTAATAATCTTTTGCGATCTGTGGTGCATCTACATTCTCGATTTGACCTAGCTCGATCAAACTAATGTAGTCTGTGTAGCTTCTAACTGCTTCTTCTTCGAAATATGCAATCGTCAAATGTGCAGTTTTTGGCGATATCAGATATAGTAAGAGATAGTAATGCCAGAACACTAACTGTGCGATCGTAATAATAAATCGCTCGAGCTTTGTTGGCTGCACAATCTCCATAAAGAACATTAAATGCTTTCGCTCGTTCTCAGCCTCAGCTAACAACTCATGTATTTTTGTGCCATTGCCCGGTTGCAATTTACGTAAACTATACAGATGCGTTAACATACCACCGACCATGCCCGGCACACCGGCTACGGTTTCTAATACCAGAGCTCTTTGTCCATACTTCTTTCTAAAAAAAGTATCAGCAAAGAATCTAAAAAATTTAGTCTGACTCTGGGCGAACAGGTTCCGTTTCCGCATATAGTTTACACCATGTCCTCGTTTCTTCTATGTCCGCACATATGAGAGTTCCATACATTGGCGTACACTTTTCTCTTACAATTACATAACTACCAAAGTCTATGCAAATTCTTTCATCTTTTTCAGCAGATACACAGGCCGGGAGCATGGCCAATATAATCCAAAATTTTTTCATAAGCGTATAATCGGTTTGATCGTTCCTTGTGTAATACGTTCGATCTGGATATCTTCTTTCTTAACAACCTTGGCTGCAGCTATGCCCCCAGCAGCCTGTGTTAATTTAGAACCAGAACGATTATTGTTAAAAAATATAACTGGAATACTACCGAAATAGGCATGAGCTTTGCGACCATACTCTGCTTCGATCTTCTTCCACTCTTTTGGAAACTCTTTTCTAATGGCTTCTATTTGCTCTTTATTTACTTCGTTCTTACCCTTTCCTTGAGTAGAGAACCCGAGCTTTTCTTTAAATGTAACTGATGCATTTACAGCTTCAGTCAAGTCGACAGTACCACCAAGCTTAAATCCGTAGGCATACTTTTTATCGCCGGTGATATTTGCACCTTTAATTTCATATGCCTTAGATCCAATGTGCATGTCCACACCAGCTGATGTACCACCACCTAGTCTTGCA